CATATAACAGTTTCGGCAATTTCTTTATCCCAATTCTTAATAAACGATAGTATTTTATCCAAGATGATGATTGTCTGTACTGATATTTGTCCTGAAAGAAGTAACCGTAACAACACTGGATGTTGGCCTTTAGATACACGAAACAAATCATCAAAAGAAATGCTATTAGTGCTAATATTATTATTGAGTAATAAGCAATCGCTTCTAAAATTGTAGGTAAAACTTTGATTAAACTTCTTCCACTTTGTATAGTTAGTTTCACCATCTGCTCGTATAAGGTTGCCAATCCAAGTTTTTGAATTGTTGAAGAAATTACAGACATAATAATCAAGTAGTTCTTCTTTATTGTATTTTGTAGTGAGTTTATAAAAGAAAAATCTATCATTACGTTTTATAAAACTATTGAAACTAGAATTTACCTTAGCATTGTGTTTAAAGAAGTCATAACTTTTAGAGGTAAAATGAAGTTTGACAGCAAGATATAATTTATATGCTTCATAACTATCATTACTCATATAGGTAAAACTGCGGTACTTGACTTCTCAACCAAGTTCAATTTTTCTGCCTCTCTTTGTATTTTTTCTTTAAGTTGTTTATTGATAAGTGGACCAACTGTGGCTGTATCAATCTCATTTTCATCACAATACTTGACAACAGCGTCAAGGTATGGTATCTTTTTTTCTTTAACAATATCTTCTATGATTAACCCAAACTTTTTACTATTCATTAACATACTTTTAGTATAACATATTATTAAAGGGCAGTCAAGCTGCCCCTTATTATTATGCACTTTTATAAGCGTCTAGTGTTTTTTGAAATTTACCAGCATGTGATTTTTCTGCTTTGGCTAGTGTTTCAAACCAATCAGCAATCTCGTCAAAACCTTCATCTCTAGCAGTTCTTGCCATACCTGGATACATGTCTGTGTATTCGTGTATTTCGCCTTTGATAGCAGATTGTAGATTTTGCTCTGTACTTCCCATAGGTTCACCAGTCGCTGGGTCACCTACTTCTTCAAGGTATTCTAAATGACCGTGAGCATGACCTGTTTCACCTTCAGCCGTACTTCTAAACACTTGTGCAACTTCGTTAGCACCTTCAATATCTGCCTTTTGAGCAAAGTAAAGGTATCTTCTATTTGCTTCTGATTCGCCTTGAAATGCGGCTCTTAAATTGTCTGATGTTTTTGTTCCTTTTAGACTCATATTAACTCCATTATAATGTGCCTGTTTCTGTTACTCGGTACAGGCAAACCGTTAACTGCTTTATGCAGCCATCGCTAAATTGTTAGCATTTATAAATGTGACTTTACGTTGTCAACGATTAAACTCCAGTAAGTTTTAACTGTATGTCGAACCTAGTTCCACCCCTTAAATTTCATTGTTTAAATGGTGGAGTGGTTGGGTATTGCACCCAAGTCCATATCAGGTATTATCTTACCTTCAACATTTAATTCTTTTATCTTTTACCATCCTTTAAAACATTTGTTTTATTAAATGTTCTAAACAATATACAAGTTTCATTACCACCAGCAACATCAACCGTAACTAATATTTGGTCTTCGTTTTCATAGTAAGTTACCATGTAAACAGGTTCACCATCTGGTAAACTTGATGTTCTACCTAAACTTAAATGTTCAGGTTTAAAATCTTCATCAAAAATGTATCTTTGTACCTCTTCTGGAGAACCACATACAGCAGGCACTTGTTGCCAATATAAATCGTAAGTTAGTTCTTCATTAGCAAATACACTTGTACATAACAAACTTAAAACTATTAATATTTTTTTCATAAATCCCTTTAGCAGTTATGGTCGCAAGTAGGATATATTAAATCACCTTTTTAATTAATTCGACTATTGACTCTTTATTAATTATTTATACTATTTCTATCAAAAAAGTCTTTAGTGTGTTTGTAAAATAGTTCTTGGTGTTGTTTTATCTTGTCTTCGCCGTGTATCCACTCTTGTACAAAACCATCTTCACAAGCAGCCAATATAACTGTTTGTTCAATCTTTTTGTCAGGAAATAATTCTTCAAACATTTTTGCATAGGCTGAACATTGTAAAAAATTACCATAGTTATAATCTTCGTCACGTCTTTTTGTGGATGTTTTAAAGTCAACTACAGACAATTTACCTTTATATTCAGCAACACAATCAACTTGACCTGCAACACCTATTTCTTTTGAATACAAATATTCTTCTATACAATGAATATTATCTATTCTAGCTAAATAAGGTTTTATAATTCTAAACAAACCTAAAGGTGTAACAGCAGTTATACCTGCTGACTTGTCATCTTCGTTTTTTAAATGATTTTCTATAAGTGTGTGTGTTGTTTTGCCACGATTTGTAGCAGATACAGAAATATAGTTGGCCATCTTCTCACCAACTGCATTACGCCAACCTTCTATTTTCACTTTTCTTTCGGGAATAGAACCTAGAATAGAAGTCACGGAAGGCATATTAACTCCATCAATAGTATAATATCTTATACCATCTTGGTTTTTGCCTTTCACACCTAAATTTTTAGGTAGTGAATCTTCATTCAGTTTTACATAATTAAACGCCATAATATACCTTCCTTATTATTATATACTATTAGTATAACATATTATTGTCAATATGTCAAGCTCAAGTGCCCTTTTGAGAGTACATATCATTTATACTATCTCGGGCTTTCTTATATTCATCATTAAGAGGGTCATACTTTCACTCGGAAAGTGCTTGTATTCTATCTCTTAATCTTTCTGCTCTTTTTCCTACTTGTGTTGCCCAACGACTATCCATCATTTCTACTGCAGCTGTTGACCAATTACCGTCATTTACAGCAGCAATAAACTTTTTAAATTTAGATAATCTTGGTGCACCCATATTGAAACACATATTTACAATTACTTGTTGTGCTTCATCTGGTAGTTCCTCTAAATTAGGAAACACCTTTTTAGATTCTTCAATGTACTTTTTAACATCTTCATTAAAAACGGCGTTGACTCTTTCCTCTGATACAGCATAACCCACATCAGCACCATACTCATCATCACCTGCAACTATTAAATGACCAATACCAAATGTTTTGTAACCTAGATGGTCTAGGTATACTTCATACTTTACGCCTTCGTCAATTTTAAGTTGTTCTCTTAATTTTTCGATATTCATTAAGTTTATCCTTTGCTTTTAGTTTTACTTTTTTAAGGGTTCTTACATCAAACCATGATTTAAAACTTCTATCTTCACGTCTTTTTGCTTCGATTTCATTTACTGCTCTTTTTAGTTCTTTATGATGAGCCTTAACTTCTAACATATTTACCCCCTAGTTAGTTTTAACAATTTGTCCATCTGTGCCTTAATGATTGGTCCTCTATTTGGCCAATGTATATAAGGTTCATTGGACTTTGAAAGATTATATAAAAAAGGCAATACAATCTTTTCAATTTCTTTAAATCTATTTTGTGTATCAGCGTCCTGTATCTCTTTTGTTACTGAATCTTTTTCAGCAACAATCTGCATAATTTCATTCATAGCAGATTTAATATCAGAAACATCTGATTTAATTTTTGCTAGTTCTAAATTTGAATTTTCTATAACACTTGGGTCTATACTTGGTTGTGTTTCTTCAGCTGGTTTTTGGGATACAGGAGTAAAACCATAGTCAACATCTGTATCAAACTCTCTCATAAAATCAGGTATATCTGCCATGATTAATCTCCTTAATGTTTGTGGGTGGATTGTCCAGTGGAAACCCACCCTTTATTGAAATTGTACAATAAGCGGATTGACCTATTCGACTCAGGTATACGACCGTTGTGTTTCGGTTGCTCGCTCTGTACTATATTATTTATTTTTTGCACTACGTCTAGCTTTGTATTTTTTAATTGCTTGTTCAGTTTTAACTTGTTTTATACTTCTTTTTCCATGTTGTTGTGCTAAAGGACTGTTTGGATGTGCTTCAGCAATTCTACTTAAATTGTCTTTCCATCCACCATCACTTCTATATGATAGCCCACTTACACCACCAACAATATTCATTTGTGTAATCTGTTGTTTAATATGTGGATTCTTTTTTAGATATTCTTCCATTTCAGCAATGGACATCATTTCTGTAAAAATCTTATTAGTCTTGTTATTGTGGAACGTATATATTGGCATATTATTTTAGTGATAGATGATATAATAATTGATTAGTTGCCAAAAGCATATCCTCTAATACACTTTGTAAATCTATTTGACCATCTACTTCTTTATTCATTTCATTGATTCTATCTGCTGTTTTTTGTACTTCAGATTTTACAATTTCTATATCAGCATAGTTTAATATGCCTGGTCTTAATTCAGCACTAAAATTAATTCTTTCACCAGTTTTACCTTGATATGTTTCAACAAACTCATCATTTAGTTTATTAAAGTTTGTATAATATTCACCTAGTGACTCATGTTCAGAATATGATTCTGTTTGCCAGTGATAGCTTTGCATGTTATTTAAAAAGTTAATATTGTTTTGTATAAAATTTATTATTTCGTTCATATGTTTATTTATCCTTTAAAATTCTACCGTAGTTTGGCCACCCAAATTTATCTGATGACTCATCTATATATCTCCATCTTATCACACCTGTGTTAGGATTTCTTTCATAGATTTTAGGACGCTCTGTTTTCTTTTTGTTTTTTTTGTTCATTTTTTACTCCTTCAGCAAACCACTCTGGCATTTTAGCAGGTGATTTCCATGTAGCAAATCTTTGTTTTTTCATTATATAGTATTTACGATAAGACGCAACTACGTCACCAGGTACTTTACATTCATCTGGCATTGCTGGTGTAGCATCTGTACCTACAACATCAACTTTAGCGTTTTCAGGTGGGTGTTTAAGTATGTCGCCTAGTTTTTGAATAGTCAAATGGTCTTTTGTATGATTGTATCTTAACTTGTATTCTTCGTTAAGTGCCATCATATGTTTGTATAACCATATGTAGTTGTATGCT